CCAATACGCAGCACCATCAACTTCTACTGCTGCATTCATACCAATCAATCCACAGTTAGTACCAACTTGTTCAAATGCAAAAGTAAATGGAGTACCAACAAAACGCATAGTAAATAAAGATGTATCAGTCCAAATGTAAATTGCATTCCTACCTAACTTACCACCCATAATCCGTGATCCGGCGGCCAGTCTTTGTGTACCAGCACTATTCTCAGCTGTTGGTGTGTAGTCATTAATATTTTCTTGAGAAGAAAATCTTATAAACATATCGTCTTGTGTAGTCTTGTCACCAATAGTTGTTTCTGTTCCAAAAAATACTAAGTGACGATCGGGAGTTGACACTAACATATCACGTGACGCTGTTGGTGCACCTGATATAATTGTAGCTCGTGTTGCTGTTGCATTAGCTGCATCACCATCCCATTGGAAACACTCACCATTGTGAATTAGAGCAATTAGAGTGCTTCCTAAATTATCTAAAGACCATAAACCAGGATCTGTTACTGAGTCAGTGTTGGCTGCAGCTGATCCCCATCCAGTCCAACTAGATGTATTGGTTACGGTTGCACCATTACTGTGTGCAGCTCTGGTTGATCCTCGTGCAGCTCTTGTAATACCTGTTAAATTATTTCCTGTTATACCTGTGTATGAAATTTCTTCACTACCTACTTGGATATAGTTTGTACCGGATGATGGAAAACCTGTAGTGCTAGTAAGTGTAACACTAGTTCCTGATCCACCTGTACCATTAGCGTCATTTAATAACGCTCCATTTAAAGTTGTTGTTAGTGATCCTAAAATATTACCACCCCATAATGATATACCCCAACCAAAAGCTCCTATCTGTTCAGCAGGTCCAACGTGATAGTATTGATAATACTTAACACTTCCAGATGTAGTTGCACCAGAACCCGACTCATTACTATTCATTGTAATGGTTAAAGTAGTAGGAGTTGGTACACTTGTTACCATGTATTTTACATCATCAAAATCTGATGCTGTGTAATTAGAATTAGTTGCAGCTGAAAAATCACTAAACGTTATGATATCTCCTGCTACAAATGTATGAGTTCCTGGAAAAGTAATAGTAACTGTTGGAGATCCATTAGATGTTGTAAAACAATTTGATATAGTCGTACCTGATGGATTAACTAGTGGGTGTATGTCGTAATACACTCCTCCAGAGTATACATATAAAATTCTATTTGTGCCTATTGCTGCAAATTTTGTAGATGCTTTGTTTACAAAATGATGTAAACCTCTTGCAACACCCGTAAGTTTAGACTCACCTAATTGTTGCCAGCCACCTATTTTTTCAGGTGTACCATATCTAAAACGAACATTTTCTCCACCTGTCCATTGTGACTCCGCACCTGTTGATGTGACTTGTTTATTAAACCCTGGTAAGAACCCTAATTTTTGTAACATATAACTCCATTTATGTATTCCTTATTGGTGGAACACCTAACATTGGCCTTCTGTCGAACCTATTCTTTTCAGCAAAAGGACCATTTAAATGGTTATAATGAAGAAATACCTGTCCGCAAGTAGTTCCTTCAAAAGGTTCTCTCCAATGCTCTAATTCACATCCACTATATACCAGCATATCGCCGACTTCAAGTAAGACTTTCGTGCCTTTTGGAGCGTTGGGTTTATGTATATTTTTGTGTTCATCTATAACATTATTGGCACCTGTGCCGTCTATAAAAATAGGCCAAGGATCACCACCTAGATTTATGGTTGTAGATATTTCACAACTAGGTCTGTCTTTATGTCTTTTTAATTCATCACCATGTTTATATAATCTTGCATAGGAATAAGTAGGACATAGATCTAGACCGGTTTCTTTTTGCATTACTGGTAATACTTTAACAAGTAATGTTTCCATTACATGGTCAGCATAATGTGAGTAAGTATTAGGTATTTGTTGATCTGTCCATGTACCAAGCATTCCTGTATCATAAGTAATGTTGTTTTCATACATCCATTTAACAGCGTCTCTTTTAAGAAGAAAATAGTTAAATATAAAATTAGCTAATTCATAACTAATTGCACCTTTGATTACTTGATATTTATTGAAAGCCATTTTGTATAAAATTAAAACTTACTGATATTCTTATCTCATTTGATTGATTAGGTTGAACATTGTGCCATAACCAAGCAGGAAATATTATAATTCTACCAGGTTTTGGTTCTAGATGAGTTTCTCTCCACAAATGTTTTGGCGGTTGACCTGGTTTTCTTGTAGGCATAGTAGTTTGTATTCCTGGTCTTGGATCATTACAAACAAGTTTTCCTGAATTAGGTTGTGCATGCACATAATATACACCACTAAATAAACTATTAGGATGTATATGCGGAGCGTTATATCCTCCTGGTGGGTTTATGTTAGCCCACATATTACCTAAGATAGGTTTACGATCTAACCATTCTTCTTTCCATATATCTTGCATCATTATAAACAATTCATCTACTAAAGGTTTGAATACAGGTATTTGATGCATTTCAGTTGTAGAGTGCCAACCATTACGATTTGTTTTTTGAACACCAGGATCTCGTTTAGACCATTCAACTATTTCGTTAGCAAACATTTGATTATCTAATTTTACATCTTTACCATATATAGTTGTTGGAAAAAATTGTTCTTTAATCATTGACCTCTCCACCAAAATATTAAGGATTTTCTATCTGTCTTAAAAACTTTGTTAACACCATGTTTTATTTTTTGACCATTAAAAAAAATAAGAGTTCCTTTTATAGGTTTAAATTTTCTGCCATCTTCAGTTATAAACTCTCCCCCTAAAAAATCATCGTTTAAATATAAAGAACTAGTATAAATAATATGTTCTCTTCCTGGATTATAATGTGTGTGTAAATTTCCAAAACTATTAACATGCCAATTTTGTATTTGTAATTGATCTAAATCTAAATTAATTAAAAATTTTTTATTAATAAAATTTTTAACTTTTTCTCCAATTGGATCTCCTGTTAGATCTGCAGTAATAATTTTAAAATCTAACATTTGTGGTTGTGGACCAATGTCATATATTTTTTTATAGTATTCATCACACTCTTCGGAAGATAAAAAATCTTTAAAAATGTAAAGTTCATTATCATTAATCATCTAAAAGGTTTACCTCCAAACCAACAAACTAAAGATTGTCTTATTCCTCGTTTTACAGGGTTGACTCTGTGATTTAAAAATGATGCAAATATAATTGCATGTCCTTGTTTAAGTTCTGCAAACTTACCTGGTGCCATTAATTCTAAATCTCCACCTTCAAACTCGGATGGATCATTTAACAAAAGAGTCATAGATATTTTTCGAACTGGCGGTTCGTGTTGCATGTTTACATCACAATCCATGTGCCAATCATAAAATCCTCCTTCAGGATATTCTGTAAACTGTGCGTTTTCTGTAACTTGTATATCACCAAAACCAAAATGATTTTCATTTGCTTTTTGTATAAAATTATTAAGGTCTACATACATGTGACCCATTTCTTTAAATGGTATCCACGATATTGTTGTAACTCTTTTTTTAGTATCTGTTCCACTACCTGGTTTACCCATACCTACTTGTGCTGTTTGTGGTTTCTGTCGTCTTCCACATTCAATAATCTGTCGACATTGATCTGGTGTAAATAACGGTGTAGTAGTTTGAACTATCCAACTTTTCCATTTAGGTTCTGTGATATGTTTATTTTCGTACATTAACTTACTCCTCTGTTTCTAATTGGGTCGTATTGAACATCCATATTTGCAGCTAACGTTCTTCTATATCCTGGACCGTTAAAAGGATAAACACAATGTCTCATGTCATATGGAAATACAAAAAAATCTCTTTCTCTTATTTCTGGTTGATAATCTACATTTGCAAAATGTCCATTAGTTGCACCTAATATTTGTAGTTTGCCATTTTGTGGCTGTTCAGCTGCGGAGTATTCTACGCCATAAGACTCTGGTAATTTTAAAATCATAACAGAAGATAACCCTGTAAACAATGTTCCTTGATGCACGTGCACTGGATTATATTCATGTTCAAACATAGTATTAACCCATACAGAATTAAGACGTAAATTATATTGTCTAACTTTGTTAAACTCTAAATAATGTTTAAATTTTTGTGTAAACCATTCTAATACATTATTAGGTAAATAATTATGCCTAGTCATTTTATCACTATCTGTACCATTAAAAAATAAACTATGTTCTTTTTCTATCTTACCAACTAATTGTTTATTAGCTGGAGGTAATGTTGGATATTTAGTTTCATAAATATGGTTAATCGTATTATACACATCAAGTGGTACTTGGTATCGTAATACCGATTGACCTAAAAATATAAATTTAAAATCACTCTGGTTTGGATCCAAGGTCATTAGTTATTTGTTCTTTCTTATTGTAAATCATTTCCCCTGATTTTTTAACTCTTTCTATAGTATTTAACTGACCTAATACATTAAACACTTCTGGCTGACTAGAGCCTGATGTTAATGTCTCTGCTTTATTTTTCATAATCATATGATAAGAATCTAACTGATGCCTGTTAACATCTTTAGTATCAAATGTACCATCATCAAATTCTTTTTTTAATGTAGACCAAAGTTTAATTTCTCTCATACGATCTCTTGCAACTAATTGCATATTAGCTAAACCATATCGTTCTTCATCTAAATCTATTTTATATTTTTCTAATTTATATTCGTCTTGTTCTGTCTCAATTTTTTTTTCTAACCATTTAACTTTTGCTTCTTTACGTCTACAATCAAAAGACAAACTCATTAAATTTTCTAAAAATACGTTTTGTTCTCTAACACATTGCCAATACTTTGCAGCTTTTGTTGGATATTTCATATCTTGAAGAACCGACATTCTCATTTCTGTTTCTGTTCTAAATACTTGTTTTTTGGTCCATGTATCACGAAGCTCGGCCGTCATTTCTTTAAATGCCTTTACATCATTTGGATCTAATAAGTTATTTAAACTAGGGGCTTCTTTTTCTATTAGTGCATGTATGTTTCTTTTTTCAGTCATATTGTATTCCTTTCATTAATAGTTTTAATATAACTATTTTTAACTAGTTGTCAATGTATTGACGCCTACTACTGGTCCGTTGTATTCTTCAGTAGTATTTGTATAATTAGGAGTTCCATCAGCACCCGTTGCAACATAAGCTGCGGTTGCATTTCCAGCTCCACCGGCCTGTGATCTTCCAGTAGAAAATGTTGCTGGAGAAGTTGACCAACTAGACCCATCATAATTTTGAATTTCTACACCATATGTAGGTGGAGATGCAGGGTGTCCAGTCATGTAAACAGCATCAGTTGAAGTTCCTCTACATACTGCAGCACTTGCTCCAATATTTAAAGCAGGTGTACTTGTCCAACTAGACCCATCCCAACTAAGAGATGCAGTAACACCTCCTGGGCCTCCAGCTGAAAGTGCAGCTGTTTGAGTTCCACAACTAGCAAAGCCTCCAGTGTTTGCTGCCGTAGGAAAAGTTTGTGGTATGTTTGTCCAACTAGATCCATCAAAAGTTTGCATGGTTGCAGAAAGATTTCCTGGGCTTATAAAGCCCCCTATTTGTAAAGCTGCGGTTGAAATTCCAACACCACCTCCTGTAAAATCTCTACCAGCAAAAGTCATAGCTCCAGTTCCAGTCCATGATGAACCATCATATAAATATGAACCTGAACTTGAAGGTGAACCACCACCCCATAGTGCTGCTGTTTGAGTTCCAGTAGAGTGCATATCACTTTTAGTTGCGGGACATGTACCACCATTAGTCCAACTTGAACCATTATATTCTTCTGTAACTCCAGTTAAAGAAGGTGCTTCTCCACCAAATATTAAACCTGCTGTTTGAGTTCCACATCCACCTAGTTGTGTTCTTTGTGTATTAACATTTCCTCCAGACGATGTAGTAGCAGGTGATAATACATTAGCTTTAAGATTTCCTAAAGTTGAGTTATACCACACCTCTCCTTCTTCTGGATTAGAAGGATTTGCTGATAGGTATTTAACCCTTAGTCCTCTGATTTCATTGTAGCCAGCCATTTATAAATTCCTTATGGGAGTGTTATATCTGTTGGTCTATTATTATCTGGTTGAGCTTTTTCTTCATCAGTTTGAGCATCCCAAGCTGCTTGTGCTGCTTGTACATCAGCATCAACTAAAGCTTGTGCTTCTGACTTAGTTTTAAAAACACCGTTTTTATCAGCTACCCAACATGCACCTCGTTCATTGTTTCCAACAACCCAGACGTCAGCAGGATAACCTCTAAGAAAAAATGATCTTCTGTCTTCTGCAGTGAAGAATCCTTTTCCAGTGTTAGTAGCTACTCCATATAAAAAGTTTTCCATAGTTTTTACTCCTTTGTTATTCTTATATCGTTAAACTTATTCTTTATCAACTAGTACTTATATTTTTATAATTTAATGCTGTTGTTTCTCCACTAAATTCTTCTGTTGTAGTAACACCTGCACTAGAACTACCGGGTTGTCCACCACAAATTAAGTGTGCCCCAGCTCCTGATGACGCTCCACCTCCATCAAACTCAGTTCTAGCTGTTGCTATATTAGGACCAGTTGCCCAACTTGATCCATCATAAACACAAGTAGTTGAAATAATTCCAGGAGCTCTACCACCAGCAAATTGCCATGCATCTTGTGTTCCATTTTTAGCAGGAGCTTGATTTGATACATTTATAAATACATTTGGACCTGATGTCCAACTTGTTCCACCGTATTCTTCAGTTCTATTAGTTCTAGCACCAGGTGGTCCTAAATAACCTCCAGCAATTGAACCTGCTGTTAAAGTTCCTGAAGCACCCATAGATTGAGAAGCAATACTAGTCGCACCTCCAGATGTCCAAGAAGAACCATCGTATTCTTCGGTACTAGTCAACATAGTTGAAGGGTCACTATTAAAACCGCCAGTTGCAACTCCTGCTGTTAGAATACCAAAACCTCCTGGTTCTTCTCTTGCAACATTCATGTTTCCTGATGCAGTCCAAGATGAACCATCATAACTTTCATAACTTGCAATTGCAGTTGGAGCTGGTTGAGCTTGTCCTCCTATTGCTACTGCTGCAGTTTGAATTCCAAAACCTCTAAGTCCATATCTTGCTGTGTTTAAATTATTTCCTTCAGTCCAAGAAGTTCCATCATATTCTTCAGATACATTTAGATATTCAGGAGAACTAGTATATCCTCCAAAAGATAAACCTGCATCTTTACCACCTACATTTCCTTGAATTCTTCTTGCTTGATTTAAAGCACCACCACTAGACCATGCTGCAGCTGTAATGACATTTGCTGATACGTTAAATTCGTTAGTAGCACTTAAGCTAGGATTTCCACCTGTGCTTATCGCTGCTGATGTAGTACCCTCTTGATCATGTTGATTAACTGCAGAAGGTAAAGCAGCTGAAAGAGTTGTCCATGATGTACCATCGTATTGTTGACACGTAGTGCTTGCTGAAGGAGCCAATCCTCCACTAACTAAAAATGCTGTTTGTGTTCCAGAAGAACCCATTTCTCTTGTAGCTGTTCCTAAATTAGTAGTAGTTGTCCAAGAGGATCCATTGTATTCTTCAGTTGCGTTTGTAGATGTTGACGGTGAAGGACCAGGTGCACCACCAGCTACAATCGCAGCTGTTTGTGGGCCACCACCACTATTGTTTACTCTTCTTGCTGTATTTAAATTATTTCCTTCTGACCAACTAGATCCGCTGTACTCTTCTGAATTATCTACTCCGTTAGGATTACCACCACCAAAAGCTAAAGCAGCTGAAGTTATTCCTGTTGCTCCTATTCTTGATCTAGCTGTATTAAGACTTGGTATACCTGTCCAACTAGCTCCATCATAAGTACAAGCAGTTGCAACTTGAGTAGGACCAGGATCTCCTCCACAGGCAAGTCCCGCAGTTTGAGTTCCGCATCCAGCTAAAAAAATTGCTGAATAAGGTAAATTACCACCTGATGAAAAACCAGATCCATTGTATTCTTCTGTTTTATTTGAAGGACCACTTCCACCCCAAAAAGCACATGCAGTTTGAGTTCCCCCTCCAGCTAAACCATGTCTACCTGTAATTAAAGGTGAAGCGCTTGACCATGCTGATGATGCTACAACCGATCTAAATTTTCCTGTTGTTTCATTATACCAAATTTGTCCTTCATACTCATTAGGACTTGCTGGTGTTAAAGCTCTACCACCCATACCACTATGATTAGTACAATAATAAAATAAAGTAGGTGCGCCAGATGCTACAACAATAGTTGTAATATTACTATCAACACTAACTCCAGTCGTATATTCAGTTGAACCTGCTGCATCGGCAGCTGTTGCAAATCTAAAAGGGTGGCCTGTTGCTGCTGAATAGTCAAAGTTATATGTATTACCTTCATAAAGTTCTAACGTAGGTGTTTGAACTCCATCAATGTAGTACACGTTTCCTGAACCAGGGTTAGCAACTGTAACTGTATAAGTTACG